ATAGCATCGCACCCCAGGCAATAAATTGCCCAAAATGCTGTAGGGATTACCCTACAGCACTCCACCTCTGTTGTAATGCGTAGACAGAGGACCTACCACCACGCACCAGATGATCCCGTTGTGTAGGATCATTCCATCTCCATCTGAGAGTCTTATAAAGACTACCGAAGGAATTGGGTCTGGTAGAAAGTGGGGGACGAACGGGTTTCCAACCCCGAACCTCCCCTCGTTGAAGCGAAGGACAATGCCGATCTACTTGTGGCTCATTACTGAGCCTTCCAAGTATTTCACTGTTAGGACCGATATTCGGATAAATCCGAATAATCGATTCCACAACAGAATGCATATACTCCGCAGCACGCTCATACCCACTCTCCCACAGTTGATTAGCTGTGGCAGACCAGGATACGAGTTCTTTAACGTGGTGCCGTGCTGAAGGAAGAGTCTGGCGTACGCGAACAGGGGTAACCCATTCGCCGGAGTAATAATCTCCACCGCAAGACTCACGGAAGAAGCCATTAGAAAATGACTTCGACCGATTCACCAAGAGACCAAATTGCTCAAGGGATTCCTCAACACAGTAGACTCTGTCTGTGGGGACGATTATATCGTCCCCATAGACTCGCACCTTACCCTCTCTAAAGAGCTGCAAGGCTCTTGGAAGGGTATACCCAGCCTTCTGCAACCCTAAGAGAACAATGGCACTAAATACCATGACCTCAATAGGAAAGCATAGGGCAGAGCCCATCGAAGCGAATTTCTCCAGGTACACATTTGTGCCATCCTGGAGCTCGCTGCGAGTAGACCTACATGCCTGAATTGCATCTTTCACCGTCCGCCATGGAAACATAGCAGATATGACAAGAAGATTCAGGACACGGTCGCTCGCCTCAGAAAGGTCAATCGTAGCATATTCCCTCGTCAAGGAGCCTTCCCGAGCTAAAGCCCGGTTAGCCTCCTGATCTGAGAATCCTTGCGAAAGACCATACTCCCCGCCTTCAAGAAGACGGACGAGCGACTGCATGATACCCTGCTGCACATATTGCATGTGCGCAGGTTCCATTGCAATCACTCGAGGAGTTTTCTGAGTCTTTGGAACAAAAACCACTTTAACAGGTGGTTCTTGATCCGGGCCCAGAAATTCGCCCGGCTCTGGATTAGCTGCCCAGTTATGGCTACAATAGTAACCATAAGGAAACAGCGGTTCAAGACGCTCAGTCCACCTTGGGAAATCATATTTATGATTGCCATGCAGACTGTCCTGAACACTTCCAGGGCCGTGCCGCATCTCTAACTGAAGATTCTCGATATCCCTTGTATGGGAGTTGAGAACGTCAGAATAGAGATAACGGAAGGCAAGGTTAAAGCTCCGGACCTGTTGGCCCGATAATGATGCTCTAACCTGCTTTAGCGATATTTCTGTATCTTTATACTTCTTAGCTGCACTGCGATCCCGCTCAGGGGTCGTAGGTATCTCTACTTTCTTAAAAAGAAGGCAGAGCTGCCGGATGCTTCTAACGCATTCAGTGTTCACGCTAGGAAGTATAACAGCGGTGCTTTTGTCGAACACGCCGTGAA